GAACAGTCTGAAGCAGGTAAAACAAAAGAACAGGCAACAGATATTTTGGAAAGTGTGGTTGATAAATTACTGATAGCATTTGATCAAGATAAGACACTTGGAAATGAAGTCCAAACCGTTGAGGTGGTCGAGATGCGGTTCGATTTTGATAATCGAAAGGGTACATACAACTTCGCAAGTTTTGATATTAATTGTGTGGTTGTAGTTAATAATTTTGCATAGTATAATAAATATATGAATTATAAAAACATAACAAAAAAAGATTTATTCCTTAATGAAATCGGACTTGTGAAAGCAGGGGAAACGGTAAAAACAAAGGATAAAATCAACAATCCAAATTTTGAATTAATAGTGGCCAAGACTCCTGAAGTTTCAGGGGAAAATAAAGAAGTCGAAACTTTAAAAGCCAACGATAACAACAAATAAAAATATGAATTATTTTTCAGATCAGGGATATCTTGCAGTGATTCCCGAGGGGACCCCGGGGACAGCTGTGATCCCAACAAACTTCGTGCCATTGATTAGCGAGAGCATCAAGACAATCCAAAATCTTTCAACCGATAAAAGAATGAAAGGAAGAACTTGGGGAGCGAATGATTTATTAAAAGGTGCTAGAACTCAAGAGGGAGAAATCGCTGTGGAAGCCGACCCTGATAACTTGGGACACTTTTTGAATATGCTTATTAAACTCGGAGTGACAACAGGGGATGCGACAGATGGGTATACTCATCCATTTCTTCAGGGGGACCCTGATAGTTACACAGTAGAATTCAATCGTGGGGCTTATGCAATCAGAGTAGTAGGAGTTCAAGCCAGCGAATTAAGATTGGAATTCCAAGATAACCGAATGGTAGTAAAATCTCAAATTCAAGGATTAGGACAATTTTCAGTTGCTACATTAGGAGTAGCTTTGACAGGGGCAGGAATGACCTCAATCGTGTTAGATGACAAATACGATAGAGAACCAACTAAAGGATTGGCCGTAGGAGACAAATTGGTAATCGGAACAGACGAAGCAACGATCACAGCAATCACAGATGATGTCACAGTGGCAATCACTTCTGCATCGTTGACTTATTCAACAGGAGAAGAAATCCATTTGAAAGCACAGACTCCATCTTACACAGGACTAAGAAAAGCATTCAACCTTGGTAATATGTTAATTGGATTAGGAGCAGACGAAGCATCAGCAACATCTAATGCTGGGGCAATCGCAACAGCCACACCAGTTCATGATTTTGCAATTGTGCTTAATAGAAATATCCTAACAATCCCTAGAAGTGGAAGATTAGATCCAGTGGCCATAAAAAGACAAATGCTTGAGGGACAAATTGAGATGAAACAATTATTGGAAAATGCAGACCAACGACAGAAATTCTTGGATATCGGAAAACAAGCATTGACATTAATCGTAAAAGGGGAACATATCAATCCAGACTTCTCAACCTTTGAACAAATGACATTCAAATTCCATAATGTTAAGTTAATGGAAAATAGTAACAACTTAGAAATCGGTCAATACATTGTGGACGACCAAAAGTTTGAAGTCCTATATGATGACTCAGATGGATTAGCCATCGCAATTAGTTTGGTAAACAAAACAGCAGGAGGAGATTATTAATAACTGATCTTAAAAGATCACACTAACAACAAATTATTATGAATAGAGAAACAAAAGATTTTGAGACAAAAGGAGGGTTCAAAATTGTAGCCAATGCTTATATAACAGGGAGAGAAATGCGAAATATTCGTGACTGTTATATTGGAGAAGCTGATGTAAATGTAAACGATTTCAAAAAAGGCAATGTCCCACTAACAGGAATTAAAGGTGGGGTTATTAGTAAAGCCGAGGACATCTCAATCGAAGCATTGATCGTGTCAGTTAATGGAAGCAAAGAGAAAGTGCTCGAAGCAGTTTCAGACTTGCCGTCTGATGATTACGATGAAGTAGTTGAATACATAAATACAATTACAAGCCCAAAAAAAGACAAAGGCGATACATCGGATCTTTAATAAAGTATGGGACAAAGAATCAACTGGATGAGAACATGATGATGGTTCAGATTTGCAAAGACTTCGGATGGACATATTACGAGTACATGGAATCGCCACAACCTTTCATAGATTTAATCCAAGAAATGTATCGCATAGACTCACAAAAAAATGACAACAATTCAAACAAAAGCAAAAATAATCTTTGATGTAGAAAACCGTGGGAAGCAGGCACTTGAAAAAGCAGGTCGCCAAATGCAAGCATTAGAAAAGAAAACAAAGAGTCTACAATCAACATTCAAAACAATGAGAAATGTTGGAGCAATTGCTTTCACTGGGATTGCTACTGGGATTGGATTTGCTGTGGCTGAAGCCGCCAAACTTGAAACATTAGAGGTGGCTTTTACTACGATGATAGGAAGTGCGGATAAGGCAAAGGAAACGATTCGTGGGTTAAGAGATTTTACAGCAAAGACTCCTTTTCAATTCGATGGAGTCGCAAAGGCATCTAGGCAGTTGTTATCATTCGGTGTTTCGAGTGAAGATTTACAAGGCAAATTAAAATTCTTAGGAGATATCGCAGCGGGGGCAAATATTCCATTGTCAGATATGGCGGCGATTTTTGGTAAATCAAAAGCGAAAGGAAAAGCCATGACGGAGGAACTCCTACAATTATCAGATAGGGGTGTTCCGATTATTGCTGTTCTAGCGAAAAAAATGGGAGTGGCTGAAAGTGCTATATTTGATATGGCTTCTAAAGGAGAAATTAGCTTTGATATTTTACAAGACTCGTTAATGTCAATGTCAGAAGAGGGAGGGATATTCTTTGACTTGATGACGAAAATGTCTGATACGGTTTCAGGTAGATTTTCAACATTAAAAGATAATGTTCAGATATTGGCTCAATCAATAGGAACTCAGTTCTTACCTATGGTCGCAGATTTATTGGAGAAAGTTATTCCATTAGTTGTGGCTCTGGGAGAGTGGGTTGAAGCGAATCCCGAACTTACAAAAAAAATAATTATAGCAACTGCTGTCGTCACTGGTTTTGTGGCAGTAGTTGGAGGTTTAGCTGTTGGTGTATGGGCGGTTAATAGTGCAATGAAAACATTAGGAATAACTACAAAAGCATTAATGTCAGGAAGTGTTTGGGGGTTAATAATAATTGGAGTTATATTTTTAGCAGACAAATTAAAAAATCTAATAGCCGAGTTTTATGGTGTAGAGTTGACTTGGAAAGAAATCTGGGATGATATCATAGGACATACAAGTGATGCTATTTTGGCGATTACAGGATGGATTGATAAGTTAGTTCAAAAATTTAATGTAGTGAAATTCTTATTCCAAGACATCAAAGAGAAAGTCACAGCAGGGGCAATAGATTTGGCTGGCAGAGTTATAAATGTAGACGATGCAATAATTACACCAAGGGGAGACATCGTGCAACCAGCTGATGATGATTTTATTATTGCGACAAAGGACCCGAGTGGATTGGGTGGAGGGCAAACTATAAACTTTGATTTTTCAGGTGCCACAATAACAAACAAAGAACAGTTCATGAATGATATTAAAATGCAACTTGGTCGGGGTGTGCAATTAAAAGGAGTAGGAATATAAAAATATGAATAGTGTATTATTTGACTCAATAGAATTAATAAGTTCAACCTATAATGTAAGTAGGGTTTTAGATAATACAACACCTCAAAGAACTATAAATCTTATTGAAACTGAGGGTGTAGATGGAGCCGTGATCGTCAGCGATAGATTCGGAGCAAAGACGATTGATATTAAAGGGATACTGGTGGGAACATCAGAAAGCGACCTGCAGACAAAAATTGACACAGCCAACGAGTTATTCTCAAGAAAGGGTGTAAACCTCGACATCATCCCTGACGGTGGCTCTGCGAGGAGATATGTGGTTTGTTTAATCGGAGCGGTAGAATATAACCGTGATTTTTATAATATAGATTATGTTCCTTTCAAATTGAAATTGTTTGTTTATGAGGGAGTCGGAAAAGACACCACAACGACAACAGCAATCTCAAATTTAAATACAACTTTAGAAAGAGATCCAGCATCAGGATCAGATACAATTAACTTCGTAGGGTCAGCTGACCCTAAACCGAACATCACATTCACACTCGATACGATTGGGAAATTAGATTTGATAACAATTAACGATGACGACTCAGGAGAAGAAATGAGTATTGAGATAGATGGAGAGTATTCAGCAACCGATGAAGTGGTTGTAGATTTAGCAAACCAAACAGTAAAAAAGAATGGAGTCGATGTACCATTTTTGGGAAACATTCCTACATTCCTAAAAGGAGATAATGATTTGCATATCACATACCAAGGAGCAACTGAGATATTAGATGCAGAGCAAAGCACAGATCACAGTGGTGGAACATTCGTTGGGAATAATGGAGCAGGGACAATAAGATTATTGGCTCAAAAATTTGTAGCAGAGAATAGCGGATATCTTTCTGCACTAAAGATATGGGCAAAAAAGAATGGAGCACCCGGGACTTTTTATGTTGATATTTACCAAGACAATGGAGAATTACCAGCAACTATATTTGGAACAGCATTCTCAAATCCGAGTTCTGATTTTGGAACATCTAGTGCAGAAATTAATCTTACAATAAATGATTTAAAATATTTAAGAAAAGGAGTAACATATTGGCTAGTGTTTAGAACTGGAGATACAGCAGGAAATTATTATATTTTGTATGGAAGTGGAACAACTGACTATTATCCAAATGGGAAACTTTTGAAATATGACGGAACAGTGACTCCTCCTACAGATCCGAATGATTGGGAAGATTATTCAATAGCTGATTTATATTTCAAAAGCTATAGAGGACAAGGCGGGGCAGTTAACTGGTTTGTTGATTTGGTAATTAAATATACAAAAAGGTATTTATAAAAAATTATGACAAAAATAGGACAAAAAAATTATCAAGTTAGAGTATATACTCCGTCAACATATTACGACGGGATTGCTCCCGATAGTGTCGTTCCTATTCTTGATATTGAGTCTTAT